TGTTGGCTCTGGTGGCGCTAATGCGGGTAATATCAATGCGGGCACAGGAACTGTCACCTTGGGCGTTCCGGCAGTTCTGTATGACATGATTGCAGCGGGGTATAACAACCGCACTACGGGCCACTACTGCGTCCCAGCAGGGTACACAGGCTATATGATGCAGGGGTTGTTTTCTGCAGGACAAGCGTCTGGGTCTACCGCGGTTACTGGGTTTTTAAAGCAGCATGGGCCTGATGGCATTCTTCGCGTCGGCGCTGTAACAACGGTAAACAACAGCGCGGCAGACTTTGTGTTCGAGATTCCTTATGTAGTCCCAGAAAAAAATTGTGTTGGAGCCGTGGCAATAGGGGCCGCATCAAACAACGCAGTTAGTTCGTACTTTAATATCTTGCTGATCAAGAATGACGGACAGGCGTAATGAGCACCTCCGGCACCACCCTGTTTAACCCCGATCTCTCCGAGATTATCGAAGAGGCGTATGAACGCTGCGGCATTGAAGTTCGCACGGGTTATCAGGCGCGTACAGCGCGGCGGAGCCTCAACTATCTGCTGACCTCATGGGCCAATCAGGGCATCAACCTGTGGACGGTGACTCCAGCGGACATTACTCTGATTCAGGGTCAGGGAACGTACAATCTCCCCGCCGACTGTGTTGATATCTTCGAGCAGGTGATTCGGCAGAATCAGGGCAGTCAGTACAACCAGACCGATATCGTCATTCCGCGTATCGCGCTCCCTACCTATGCAGCCATTCCTAACAAGCTGGCTACAGGGCGTCCGGTACAGGTATGGATCAATCGTCAGACGCCGATTCCTCAGATTAACATTTGGCCGACGCCGAATGTCAGCGGGTACATCTTCCACTATTGGTACCTTCGTCGTCTGGATGATGCAGGATCTACGGGTACTGTGACTCAGGAAGTACCCTTCCGCTTCTTTGATGCGTTGACTGCTGGGCTTGCTTATCAGCTTGCAATGAAACAGCCGGAGCTGGATGCCAACCGCATTCAGATGCTGAAGGCCAACTATGACGAAGTCTTCCAGCTTGCCAAGGATGAAGATCGTGAAAAGGCTCCGATAAGGATGGTCCCTATGGCAGGCTACTTGGGCGGTGGCTGGTAATGGCTACACGGTTCGCTAGCTATAAGCGAGCTTTCGGATTTTGTGACCGTTGCGCTCAAAGGTACGATCTCAAGAAGTTGAAGAAGTACTATATAATGGGCAAACTGATCAATGAAAAGGTCTGCCCTGAATGCTGGGACCCTGATCATCCTCAGAACTGGGTTGGTATCATAGGATCTCAAAAGGTAAGCAACGACCCGCAGGCACTCAGAGAGCCTCGCCCTGACACGAACAGAAATGAGAGTTGCTCGGATTTTGCTTTCAATCCTGTAGCAACGCAGGTCGCCAATTTTTATCTGAACAACGTGTTCATCACGGAGTTCACTTCCGTAGCCCCCGGCGTGGTGATTATTCCGCCGGTAGTCCCCCCGGCCATTTTGTGAGGCACGTATGAAACACGAAGATATTAAAGCAGACAAAAAGATGGTGAAGAAGGCGGTCGGTATGCACGACAAGCAGCTTCACGGCGGTAAGAAGACCGATCTGAAAGGTCTGAAGAAGGGCGGTAAGACCAGCCTCGACATGAAAAAGTACGGTCGCGGTATGGCTAAGGTTATGAACCAGAAAAGCTCTGGTCGGGGGCGTTAATGGCTAAGATCGAAAACAAGCCTGCTTCGGCATACAACAAGCAAGGGCTTATTCCTAATTCCTCTGGGTACCCAAACAATATCGCATCGACGCAAACTGTCAAGGTCCGTGGTACGGGTGCGCAGACCAAGGGCGACAAATGTTCTAAGAAGCTAGGTTAAAACATGGCTTGGACTTACGCGACGTTGTCGGCAGCGATTCAGCAGTACACGGAAAACACCGAAAGTACGTTTGTCGCTAACATTCCGAATTTTGTAATTGACGCTGAGACTGTGATCAACAACTCAGTGCAGTTGCCTGCGTTCCGTAAGAATGTGACGGGTGAAACGACTCAGGATTTCCCGTATCTCAACATTCCTAGTGACTTTCTGTCGGCTTTTTCGATGGCGGTATCGCCTATCACGACGAATCAGGACGGGACCTACACGCTGATCGGGCCTTACGCCTATCTGCTGAACAAGGATGTGAACTACATCCGCGAGATGTTTCCTTTTCCGGGTTCTCCGACAGCCGCTCCGCAGTACTACGCGCTGTTCTCTGATACGTCCTTTATTCTTGGGCCTACGCCCGACGCCTGTTATGGCGTAGAGCTGCATTATTTTGCCTATCCTCCGTCGATCACTGTGGCGGGTACAAGCTGGGTGGGCACGAACTTCCCGAACGTGCTGTTGTATGGGTCGCTTTATTTTGCTTACGGTTATATGAAGGGTGAGCCTGATTTGATTCAGTTATATAAACAGACCTTTGACGAAGGGCTTGCGCTGATGAAGAACCTCGGCGACGCCAAGGACAAGACGGATGGATACCGCGCGCCAGAAGCTAGGTACCCAGTTAAATAAGAGGTTACAATGGAACCAGAAGAGAAGGGCCAAGAAGGTCCAATCGAATTTACCCTTAACAGTGTGTCAGTGGTAGCGGATCGCGTTGAGCCTGACATCGAGGTGTCTGAGGAACCCTAATGAAAGCTGGGTGTATCTACGTCGTGACCAATACAGTCAACGGAGACCAATATGTTGGGTTGACCAGCAAACCCATGTCTTATCGGTGGAGTGAACACAAAACAGGCGCAAGGTCGGGGCGTAAATCACATTTTTACTCCGCGATAAGAAAGTACGGACTGGACGCTTTTCAGATACAAGAATTTGTTTCCGTTTTGGACAGAGAAAGTCTTAGCGCTGTAGAGCAAGCTGTCATAAAGCAGCTGCATCCGGTGTACAACCAGACAAACGGCGGCGAGTTTACATTTGGTAAAAAGCATACTCCAGAATCAATAGAGCGCATGAGGCAAAAAAATACCGGCAAGAAAAGAACGCCGGAGCAGAGGGCGCTGAACAGCGCGATAAGTAAAGAATTGTGGGCAACTAGCGAAGAGTACCGGAAAAATTGTCTATCCGCTCTGGAAAAAGCCCGAGCCAATTGTAATGCCGAAAAGCGTATAGAAGCTGCGCGCAAAGCCAATACTGGCAGGCAGTGGTCAGATGAGTCCCGTGCTAAACTGAGCGCATCTTGTATGGGGCGTAAATACGGCCCAGAAATAATAGCCCGCATGGCCGCAACCAAACGCAAAGCGGTAAAATGTAATGAGACCGGCGAAGTATTTTCATGCAGAGAAGAAGCCGCCGAAAAAACTGGGGTTAGCGACCGCACAATTTTTAGGGATGTACGCGGCGAAAACCGAAAACCCGCTAGAGGGCGGCTAACTTTTTCCTATATTTGAGGTGCACACATGATAACTCAGGCTTTGCCCGGCTCGTTCAAGCAGGAACTGCTCAACCACGTTCACGATTTCGGAGCTGTGGTTACGGGAGCTATCTCAGGTACGACGTTGACGGTTTCAGCGGTCACTAACGGTGTTCTGGCTGTAGGTTCTTTTATCTCCGGTACGGGTGTAACGGCGGGCACTTATATCACGGCTCTGGGCTCTGGTACGGGTGGTGCGGGCACCTACACGGTCTCTGCTTCGCAGACCGTTGCTTCGACGACGATCACTTCAGGTGACGTATTTAAGATCGCGCTCTATACGAGCTCAGCCAATTTGAGTTCTGCGACGACGGTTTACTCGTCCTCCAATGAATCTTCCGGCACGGGATACACCGCTGGCGGTGCGACGTTGACCAATTTGGGTACGTCCCTTTCAGGGACCACGGCTTATCTGAGCTGGGATAGCTACACTTGGACTTCTGCGACCATTTCAGCCGCAGGGGCTTTGATCTATAATTCGTCTAGGAACAACGCGGCGATAGCGGTCCTGAGCTTTGGAGCGACTTACAGTTCAACCAACGGCAATTTTACAGTGACTTTTCCCGCGAATACGTCTTCGACCGCGGTTATTATCCTTAGCTAAGAGGGCTAGGACATGGCGTTACTCGGTGATCGAGTCCAAGAGACTACTACCACTGTTGGTACGGGCACCTTTACGCTCAATGGAGCGGTTACCGGGTACGTCACGTTCAACTCGACGTTCATCAATAGTGATATCGTCTGGTATGTCGCAGACGATGGTGCGGGCAACTGGGAAATTGGTACGGGTACCGTAGGTACTGGTACGCTCACGCGCACGGTCTTCCAGTCTTCCAACGCGAATGCGTTGGTTTCATTTGCTGCGGGGGCCAAGCGGATCTTCTGTACCGCGCCTTATACGTACCTTCTGCCGGATCAAACGGGGAACTCAGGCAAATACCTGACGACGAGCGGAAGCGTGCCTTCGTGGGCCACAATCAATCAGATGACCTACCCCGGTGCCGGGATTCCTGTTTCTACGGGTACCGCTTGGACAACTTCCAAGGCGTCACCGATTGGGGATATTCTGGGCACCACGGACACGCAGAACGTGTCCAACAAGACGATCACGGCGTCTTCGGTTAACTCCACACCGATCGGTGCTTCTTCGGCTTCTACGGGTGCTTTCACGACGCTGACTGCGTCTTCGGATTCCTCGTTCACTTCGACCGGGGCGGTGCTGATTTCCAAGGGCACTACGGGGCAACAGCCGGGGTCTCCTGCTACCGGCATGATCCGGTACAACTCAACGACGAATCAGTTTGAAGGCTACTCCGGTGCAAGTCCTTCGTGGAAATCCATTGGCGGTGCGGCGCTCTCTAACGATACGACCTCTGTTGGGAATCTCTATCCTACTTTTGCTGCAGCCACTTCGGGCACGGCAGAGACGATCTACACGAGCAATGCAAGACTTTTATACCTGCCCTCAACCGGGCAGTTCCAATCCACGACCTTCAGGTCTGGCAATGGGCTTTTTGTGAACAGCGCAACGGTCTCTGAGAATTGTACGATTGCTTCGGGCGATAATGCTTCAAGTGCAGGACCGATTACGGTCGCGTCGGGTATCACGGTAACCGTATCTTCTGGATCAGTTTGGGTGGTGGTGTAATGGCTATAACGCTGAATGGATCGACTGGCATCACTTCTCCCGGCGGAGATACAAGCACTTCGCTGT